TCAACATACGCACAGAGTGATTTTGTTATTATTAATATTTAATATAAATGGCAAATAATAAAATATCATACGCAACAAGAGATTATCAGTCAATTAGGACAGAACTTTTAAATTATACTAAAACTTACTATCCTGACTTAATCCAAGATTTTAATGACGCTTCAATATTTTCCGTATTTATTGATTTAAATGCTGCAATTGCTGACAACTTACATTATAATATTGACCGAAGTATTCAGGAAACAGTATTACAATATGCACAACAAAGGTCATCAATATATAATATCGCTAGAACTTACGGATTAAAATTACCAGGTCAAAGACCTTCAGTTTCTTTGGTTGATTTTTCAGTTACAGTTCCTGCTTTTGGTGATAAAGAAGATGAAAGATATCTTGGAATATTAACAAGAGGGTCACAAGTTGTCGGGGCTGGAATTGTATTTGAAAATGTTAATGATATTGATTTTGCTTCACCATATAATTCCCAAGGGTTTCCAAATAGACTAAAAATTCCAAACTTTAATTCTAATAATATTTTAGTTAATTATACTATCACAAAAAGAGAAGTTGTTGTTAATGGTATAACAAAAGTATTTAAAAGAGTTATTGGTGCAAATGATGTTAAACCTTTCTTTGAATTATTTCTACCAGAAAAGAACGTATTAGGTATTACAAGTGTCATATTAAAAAATGGTACACAATATACAAATACACCGACAACTGCAGAGTTTTTAGGTTTAGATAATAAATGGTATGAGGTAGATGCTTTGGCGGAAGACCGAGTTTTTATTGAAGACTTAACAAAAGTTTCCGACCAACCTGGAATTAAAGTTGGAAAATACATTCAAACACAAAATAGATTTATTACGGAATTTACACCTGAAGGATTTAAAAAAATGACATTTGGTGGAGGAACAAACACTGCTCAAGACCAATTAAACCAATTCACAACTTTAGGTACCACATTAGAACTTCAAAAATACTCAAATAATTTTTCATTAGGTTCGGCATTATCTCCAAATTCAACATTGTTTATTCAATATAGAGTTGGTGGTGGATTAGCAACAAATTTAGGTTCAAATGTAATTAATCAATTAGGTACCATATCTTTTTATGTTAATGGGCCTTCTGAAACAACAAACTCTACTGTAGTTAATTCATTAAGATGTGTAAATGTCACGGCAGCTGTTGGTGGAGCGGGAATTCCCTCATTGGAAGAAATTAGAAATTACGTTTCATTTAATTTTTCAGCACAAAAAAGGGCAGTAACAGTACAAGATTATGAATCAATTATTAGAAACATGCCGTCCCAATTTGGTGCACCCGCTAAAGTTTCTATTACCGAAAATAATAATAAAATTTTAATTCAAATATTATCTTTTGATACTTCAGGTAAATTAACAAACATTGTTTCAAATACTTTAAGACAAAACATTGCAAATTATTTATCAAATTACCGAATGATGAATGATTATATTTCTATATTCAGTGCTGAAGTTATTGATTTGAGTGTTGATGTTGCAATTGTTTTAGATTCCGCTCAAAACTCAGGACAAGTTATTTCAAGTGTTATTGATAAAGTATCAACATATTTTAACCCTCAAACAAGACAATTAGGCCAAAATGTCTATTTATCAGAACTTAGAAGTATTATTCAAAATACAAATGGGGTATTAACCGTGTCAACATTAGATATATTTAATGAAGTTGGAGGTCAGTATTCATCTGCAGAAACATCTATGGAGTATTCAGACCCGGCAGTAAAACTTATTGGGCCAGTTGATGATACTATATTTGCGCAACCATCACAAGTTTATCAAATTAGGTACCCTGGTAAAGATATTAAAGTTTCAGTTAAAAACTTCCAATCGATTACTTTCTCTTAACAAGTTCACTTATTTTTTCTTTAGATTATTATTTAATTGTGTGTGTTCATTTTAAAAATCCCACATAAACTATTTATTAATTAAAGGTATTAATGGGTCAATCATATAGAATAAGGACTGAGTTAGGTATTAACAAAACAATCAACGTACAATTAGACCAAGAGTTTGAACAATTAGAGATTTTATCTTTAACATTACAACAAGAAGATGTTTATAATAGAAGTTGTGCTGATTATGGAGTTATTGTTGGAAGAGTAACGGCAAACAATGGGTTTGGATTACCAAACGCTAGAGTATCAATCTTTATTCCTATTAGTAATATTGATGTATCAAACCCAATAATTTCTAGTATCTATCCATATAAATCACCTAACGATACAAATGAAGATGGATATAGGTATAATTTATTACCTTACATGAAATCTTATTCCGCTCATGCGGCAACAGGAACTCTTCCATCAAGAATGGATGCGTTAACAGAAACAACCACAATTGAAATTTATGACAAATATTATCTTCTAACATCCAAAACAAATGAAAGTGGTGATTACATGATAATGGGTGTGCCAATAGGGTTTCAAACTGTAGTTATGGATGTTGATTTATCTGACATTGGAGAGTTTTCATTAACACCACAAGATTTAATTAGAATGGGTCTTGCAACTGAAGGACAAGTTGCGGGTAATAGATTCAAAACATCAACAGATTTAAATTCATTACCACAAATTATAAATTCTGTTAAACAGTTAGACATTTCACCACTTTGGGGTGAACCTGATATTTGTGACATAGCCATTAATCGTTTAGATTTTGATTTAAGAGACGATTCAAATGTTGACATACAACCCACTGCGGTTTTTATGGGCTCAATATACTCAACTCCAGATAAATTTAGAGTTAGAAAAAAAGCAAGACCAAAAGATAATATGGGAAATCTTTGTAGTTTACAGTCAGGACCTGGACAAATATTGGTAATTAGACAAACTATTCAACAAGATGACACAGGTAAACCAATATTAGAAGAATTTAAATTAGAACAATCGGGAAATATTATTGACGGTGATGGGGTTTGGTTAACTGAATTACCGATGAATTTAGATTATATTATCACTAATGAATTTGGTGAGAGAGTTATCTCAAATGACCCAACATTGGGAATACCAACTAAATCAAAATATCGATTTAAAATTAAGTGGCAGCAACCTCCATCATTAACTGACGTAAAACGACCATATTTTTTAGTTCCAAATATTAAAGAGTATGGTTGGACAAATACCGGAACTGACCCAAATTTGGCGTCCGACTATTTAACTAATGAAGAATTAGCGGGTTCTTATTATTTTGGATTAGATTGGACGGGATATACAAATACTCAAGCGGCAATAAATTGTGAAGATACTTTTTATGAATTTGAATTTAATAGAGTTTATACGGTTTCAGGATTTATTGACCAATTTAAAAATGGTTTTAGAGGTAGATTTATTGGTATTAAAGAAATTGATAGTCAAGATTGTGATAGCATCAATAAATTTCCAGTAAATGAGGGGTTTAGAAATTTTGATTTAATATATTTTTTATTTTCAGTTCTTCTTACAATATTACAACCAATTGGACTGGTAATTATATTCATTGCAACCCTAATACAGTTTATACAAAATTTTCTTTATTCCATTTTGTGTGCAATTTCTAAAATAAAAATTTTAAGGTATCGGCCATTCAAACAATATTCTAAATATTGTATAAGAAAAGATAATTCATTCAGAATACCAATGATTACCTATCCAGACTGTCAAGCTTGTGAATGTGACACATTAGTTGCAGGAGCAACTACTTCGACCTCAACAACTCCACCAGACGCTAATTTTTTAACTCCAATATCTGACCCAACACTTTATTATGACTTAGTTGAACAATATTATGCATCCGCTTTTGGTACGTTTTGGGATGACTTTAATTATCAAAATGAAATTATTCTAAATTTAACTGAAGCTCTCGCAACAAACCCAGCAAATGTAAATGGTTATTCGTATAAAACAGCGGTTAGTGAGGTACGACAAACAAGAGATGGAGAATCACCATCTCTTTTTAATCCTATTGTTTATGGACCAACGGGATATAGTTTTCAATCAACAATACCGTTAGGTGTTAGAATTAATATTTTTAATACAAACAACAAGTATTATGAAAATGTTAATAGGATTAAAGTCACTTTTGCCGCAGATTCAAATTTAAATTATCACTACGACAATACTTTAACAGTATTGGTAGTTCCTGATTTTGTTGAAAATTTAGAACCAGGTTCAATTTTATCGTTTATAAACCCTAGTGGTTCTACAGACTCTAACTTTTTGTGGTCGCAGAACGTTACAGTTAGTGCAGGAGTATCACCAACAAATGCTGTTAATGGTATTATAGGAAAATTGCAAACCGATGAATTTGTCATGAATGTAGAATACGCCGACCCAACGAATAAATTAAATAATCTAAGCACCTCATATGTTATTCCAAAAAATGAAAATATGGAGGAGTTTTGTTTTAGTAGTATTGGGGTAGAAGTAACTGGTTTAGCTGATAATGTAGGAACTATTACTTATCAAGACTGTAATAATCTTGGTCATACTATTAATATTACAACACTTGGACCTCAAACCATTTCTGATTTTAACTCTTGTATACAATTACAAAGTTTAGGGGGTACCGCAGAATATACGGTGGTAAGTACTGGAGATACCTGTCAAAGATATTCATTTCCTTCAGATATAGAATATTATCAAGTATTAACAGCAATTACTATATCAACTACCGTAATAAATGGAGTGACAAATTTTATTATTCCAAATGCATCAAGTAGCTCTGGATTTTTATCAGAATTACTAACTTCAAGTAGTATAACTCAGCGTCAAAATATCCAAAATAATTTGGGTGATACTAATAGCGGATATTATCCACTTGGCACATTGCAGTATATACCGGCAAATTATTTTGAGGATTTTGCAAGTCAAAAAGTTGTAATTTTACAAAGAGGTGTTGACCCATACTCACCATTACTTACCAACAAATATAGTGTTGGAAGAATATTTGGACAAGATATTGATGACCCTGATTGGGTATTTACAGCTTCAACTAGAGTTAATATTCCGGTACAAAAAGTACCCGCTGGTTCTACAACTACAGTACCAACACATACTAATCAGAATAACATATTTTTCCAATCTAAATTTTTTACTCCTGGAGTATCCGGTTCAGTTACACCAGGACAACAATATTCCGGATTTACAACAAGTAATGTGAGATATTATGGAAGATTAGATTCAAATATTAGTAGTTCTTTTTTTACTACTATAACATACAATCCCCCAACTCTTAAAGGGATTAGAAGTATGACTAGTAATTTATTATACAGTGCCACAATTGGGTCAAATTTCTATGATAGTGCGGAAGATTTATCTGGAGGAGATATGCTGAGTTTGTTAAACCCCTCAACTGAACAAGTCGGTATTGGTGGTGCCCAACTTACTGTGTATGTTGGAGGAATGAATCGATATAATTTTACTAAAATATATTCATCAACTACGTCATTATCAATTTCAAATCCTACTAAAAATATTATGAGAACTGGAAGACTTCCAAGTTCGGACACATTTGATTCGCCAGACAACCCTAGTCTTTTACAACAAAATAGTATATTTGCATCATACGTTCTTCAAAATAATGGTTCTGGATTATTAGTTCAACCCGTACTTTCAACTGGAGGTTCACAAGTAACTCCTGACATTGAAGACCAATTAGCCGCTGGTAATGTTTTAGAGAGTCTGACTGATTGCGATAGAATGGTGAATCTTGGTTGTTATAGTGGTAATAGTGTTAATTTTGGAATTAAATCAGGTTGTCCCGAATCTGATGCGGTAGAAAATGGGTGTTATCTTTTTTTACAAAATATTCCTGGCGCAACTATATTTACACAATTTAGTCAAGGACTTAAAAGAGATATAAAAAGTTTTGGTGAATGGGGATTTAGATTTAGATTTTTTTATGGACTATGTCGAGGAGTTTTGGCTCAATCTTTTACCAATAATTGGGTTAATGGTTCTTTATACATGTTTCCACTTCAAATTGATACTTACTATGACCAAGAAAATAAACCATTACCGCCTGATTTTGCAAAACAACTTGCATATTTTGACGGTAAAACTAATAATTTTTATTATAGAAGTTCGCCTTAC